GGTGGTTGATCCATTACTAGGTACATTAAAAAAAGAGAATGCTGTATTATCTTTAGGTGCAAATGAAGATGGGTTTATTGGCCCTTTTGAAGTTGATGCCTTTAATGATGTTAATGGCAATATATTAATAACGTGTTCAGTCAAAACTGGTATTAAACTAGCTGCACTGTACTTATAAAAAACAAATCATGAGTGTTTATATACAAGAAGTCTTAGGACTATTAAACAGAAATAAAAAGAAATTAAAGTTAGATGGTCAAAAGGATCATTTTGAGTTTGGTAGACTATACTCTTCCGGTACTCTTAATACTGGGACAAGTTATGCACCTAAGATGGAGCCTTTTGTTATCAAGTTTGGTGATCTTAAATGTGATATACTCACTGATGTTGTTCTACAAAATGGTACAGCTACAGTAAAGACTCTTCCTATGTATGCCCCGGTATCAGGATCATGTGTAACTCAGAATACTTCTATAGAAGATAGTATTGCAAGCCAATCTACTGCTGCTGGTCTTACTTCAATTAATATTAATGGTGGTTTAATTGTTGAACAGGATGCTGTATTAAAAACAAAAGTTGTATTAGGTACAGCAGGAGATGTTGTAAATGGTACATCACTACTTAACAGAGTTCTTGATTCTGCCGGTGCAGAAGCAGGTGGAGCTAATAGAATATTAAGATCTTTAGCAGATGGTAGAGTTGTGTGGTCTAACGATGATCCAGTAGTAACTTTAAATCAAGGTTGTATTTGGGTTGGTGATGCTTCAAACTTGCAATCTCAACTATGTATAGGAGCAGCAGGTACTATATTAGTAAGTAATGGTACAACTATATCTTATCAAACACTTGCTTCACAAAATGTGGTAACAGGAACTGGTACTGCAAATCATATGACAATGTGGACTGGAACTAATACAATAGGTAATGGATCTATTGTCCCTATGATACAAACTCCAGGGGGAGCAGGCGTATTAACAATAGGTACTGCAGATACCCAAACTGTAATAACAGACGCTATATTATATATTAATGGTCCTGTAAAAGATGCAGGAGGGAATCTTGGAACAGCTGGTCAGGTATTAATATCTGATGGTAGCAGTCAAGTCCTTTGGGGAGCTAATGGTAGTTCTTATACTTGGAAACTTAATGATGGCACCATAACAGGTACAGTAACTGATGGAGAAGTAGTTCAATTTCTAGGAGGTGCAAAAATAGCAACTACACTAACTGTAGCAGGAGGTAACCCAGAGAAAATAACATTTAGTCATCTTAATACTACAAGAACTGATACAACCTCTGCAGTATCCCCTGCAGCAGGAGCTACATTCACAGTAATAGATAGTGTAACACAAGATGCTACAGGACATCCTACTGCTTTAAATGTTAAAACAGTAACTCTTCCAGCTAGTGGTGGTGGAAGCATGTCATCTTTTAATATTCAAGGAGATGGCGGTTCATCAGTCAATATAAGTAACGGTGAAACAATAAACTTTATTGGAGGTCCTGGATTAGATGCAGCTGCAGTAAGTGCTAATCCTAATACATTAACATTTAATTTAGATACTGTAGGAACAGATAACTTTGTACAAGTTTGGAACGCTGCAACACCAGTAGCATCTGATATTATTGTATTTTCAGATATCAGTGATAGTAATACTGTAAGAAAAGCAGCAATATCTGCTTTACCTTTTGATCAGTATACATCATGGACAGCAGATTCTGATCAGGGTACAGACATAAATGTAACTTCAGGAACGACTTTAAAATTTGCAGGACTTGTTACTTCAGGAGGAGCAGGTATAGCAACTGACTCAGCAGTAAGTGCTGGTGATATGACAATAGCTCTTGTAAATGCTGGAGGTACTCCAAGTGCTACAACTTTTTATAGAGGCGATGGACAATGGATAACACCTTCAACGGGAGTTACTGCTGTAGCTTTTGCATTAATAACAGGAGCAACTGTTCCTTTAACAGGAAGTGTTTCAGGAACAACACTTACAATAAACTCCAATAAATTTGGAGGTAATAACTTAGTAGGATATGTTCCTTCTTCATCAGGATCAAATCAATCAACTGCTTTCTTAAGAGCAGATGGCACATGGCAAGTTCCAGCTGGTGGAGGTGGTAGTACTACTGTAAACGAAGGATTAGGTATTACAGTAACAGGTACTGCAAGCAGTCCTATTGTTGGAATTGATTATTTAGGTTCAGACAATGCTATATTAGAAGCACCATCTGCAGACGTTGCAGGTCCAGACTTTATATGGTATAGTGATACTAGTGATAGTGGAAACATAAAGAAAGATACGGTAGCAAAACTTCTAAATCAAGGTAGCTTTACTCTTACTGATGGAACAACACAACAAACTATTAATTTAGGTAATACATTAAGTGTATTAGCAGGATCTGGGGCAGGATCAGGAGGAATTACTAGTGTAGTAAGTGCAACAGATACAGTTACTCTTTCTATAGATACGGTAGGTACTGATAATATAATAAACGTTAGAACAACCGAAGTAAATCTAAGTCCAACTGATTATATCATGTTCAGTGATATTTCAGATAATACAGTTAAAAAAGCAACTATAAATAATTTACCAGGTTACTATCAGAAATGGACATTAAATGGTGATGGTGGTAGTGCTCAAGATATTTTAAATTTAAACACGGTTCTTTTTGCTGGTGGTACAGGTTTAACAACTGCTGTATCAGCAACAGATACTTTAACAATAAATCACACTGATTCTATTACAGCAGCTACTGTAACAAATCCATCATCTATAACATTTAATGGTTCAGGACACATAACAGCTATTGTACAAGGTACAGCACCAACAGTTGGTACAGTTACATCTGTTACACCAGGAGAAGGTTTAGAATTAGAAGCAGGATCAACCACAGTTAATCCTACAATAGGAGTAAATTATACTGGAGGATCTAATATAATGTTAGTTCCAGGAGCAGGTACAGCAGATGCAACTGATATTATGTTGTTTAATGATGCTAGTGATGGTAATTCTGTTAAAAAAACTGCTATTAGTGCATTACCAGTAGTAACAAGCTTAACTGCAGGAACAGGTTGTTCATCAGTAGGTGGACCAACTGGAGCAATAACTTTAAATGTTACAGGCGGAGCAGGATTATTAACTAGTGCAGATGAGATTGCAGTTGACTATATAGGAACGGATTCTATTATTCAATCAGCAACAAATGCATCTGGGGCTATTCCTGACGGTGCTGATTTAATAATATATCAAGATGTAGATGATAATAATACTGTTAAATATACTCAAGTTAAACACTTAGTTATATCTGATCCAGGACCAACTGATTATTTCTCTTTTGATAGTTCTGGTATTGTTAATCAAGGACAATCTGTTTTTGCAGGAAACAATCTTGTGGCATATAATTCAGGAACAGGTCTTTATACAATAACATTAAATGCAACAAGAAGCAATGCAAATTATTTAATTCAAGCAAGTGTTTTTGATAATGCAGGTGTAAAAATGCTTCAATGTAGAACAAGAGGAGCTAGCACAACCCAATTTCTATTAGATGTAATTGATAAAGATGCAGTTATTATAAATGGATCAAGCTTAAATTATACAATAGCAATTACCATGTACAAATAATAAATTAATAAATGAAATAAAATGGGAGTACAATTTAATACATCAGAATCATCTAGTCTAAATTCAGACTATCCTAAAACTATGTCTATGCCAAATCAATATGGATTTGGTGGAGTAGAACAAAAAATGATTATATCAGCTGCAACAGTTAATGAAAACTTTATTAAAAAAAGCAGAGGCTCATTTTATGGTATATCATTATGTAATACAGCAGCTACAGATGCATTTGTAAGAATATTTGATAAGGCAACTATACCTGTATCTGGATCAGACACACCTATAGCAACTTATTGTATACCAGCAGATAGTGTAAACAATTTCTTTTTACCTATTCCTTTAGGATTGGTAAATGGATTAGGTTTAAATATAACAGGTGCTGCTACTATAGGAGATAGTACAGCTGTTGGGAGCAATCAGATAATTGGATCAGTTTGGTTTAAATAATGAATCAATATATTTACGTCTTTCATACTCATCTTTTATAGAGTCTTGTTTTGTATATATAATTGTATCACCATCTATATACCAGTCTAATATATTAGAGTCATTGTCTGGGTTATAGGTAGTTGACTTACAAGATATAATTAACGAAAACATTAGTATACCTTTTGCGAAGAGTGAAACAAACTCATAAGTTTGATATCCGAACTTAGGTTTTTTACATACATTACAATAATATTTATAAGGGTCCTTACCTTCATTAACTCCCATATTACAGGATTTACATTTTATTGTTTTCTTCATTTTTTATTTACTTTTTTTCTTATACCAGTAGTGGGTTTATATAATGCCCCAGTTACTTTTAATTTATGATCTTGTGACGATTTTTTTGTTGTTCTTTGCCAGTTGTAAGTTTGTGCATTCTCACTGCAAGGAATAAATCTTTCTTTTTTTTTATCCATCTTTGTTTCTTATGTTACTATATTTATAGAGGTATTATATAGGAGTGGGGCAGGAATGCAGACCTACCCCAGTTGGTTTCTCCTATTTATCTAATGTATCATTCCAAGTGAAGTACATTAAAGATATCATTAGTATTAATGCTAGAATGTTTACTATCATATTTCTAGATCCATTTGTAATTGTTGCTCATCAACTTCTACAATCATGTCAGAACTCTCATCAATTATTATTTGTGACATGTCCCCTAGATCTTCGTATTCTGGTGGTTTTTCAAACATAACCTTAGAGGCAGGTGCGCCTTTTAGTTCTACTGTTATAAAATCATGAAAGTTTTGCTGTGTTATAATCCAATCTCTTGGGTGCTCAGTCTTTAACGCATGTGTTACATGATTATAGAATGACCAAGCAGTATCCTTTGATGTTGAATAGTTATAAGTTGGGTTCAACATCTCTTTCTTAACACGGGTTAACTTATGAGAGTCTAGTATATCTTCTTCTACATATAATCTACCAAGCAGTTCAGCACATTGTGTCTTATTTAATGAAACGGTTTTTAGAAACTGTTTATCTTGTATCAACGTTTTGTAATACTTATTAGCACTTTTTATTTGGTCCATCATTTGCATGTATATATCTCTGGATGCTGACCATCTATGTTTTCTTTTAAAATTCATCATGTCTCCTGACAACATACCATTGTAACAAACCTCTACATATGCACCTACTGCGCATGCAAAGCTTTTAGATTTATCATATGAGTTAGTCCATGCGAACATCATACCTAACTCTCTTTCTTGTTCAATTTCAATATCAGTTGTATTAACAGGGTATATATGATATACTCCTTGAGCAACACTGCAATTCTTGCTAGCTCTATATAATTCTCTAGACACCATAAAACCATTTTTTTCTAATAGTTTGTAAGTGTTGTTAATTACTTCACCATGTGATACCACAGTATATGATTCTGCATGGTTAGGTAATGCCGCATTTTCTAAATGCCATCTGGTTGTTTCTTTTGGTTTTGTATATCCCATTTTGTTTAAACTTTTGAAGTGTAAATATAGTAAATAAATGCTCACGCACCAAGTTTTAAGCCAAAAAGGATGAAGTTAAATCACCCTTTATGCTTGTTTATATATTAAAATAATTTAAGTTGATTTGTAGATACAGTCAAGATGTTATTGATTTCTGTCTCTATTGCTTGTAGATAGTATGTTTTATTAATATCATAGTTTTCCCATTTAGGTTCAACTTTCATATCATTAAAAAGTGTTTGCACCCATCTACCGGCTTCTAATTGTATTTCACGGTTATCATTCTTGTTAACCTTTACAATCTTTACTCCATTATTAGAGATATAGTATCTATTAATCTTTTGCAGCTTTACTTCTTCATATTCTCCCTGCTTGATTGTTTTAGATACTTGCTGCCAATCACCTTTAGACTTTCCACCAATACAATAATCCAATATATTTTTGTTTTGTTCCAGGTAATCTTCTGGTAATATATTATTTACAAAGTATTCATATATAGCCTTGGGTATCACCAACTTAGATTTATTTTTATGTAATTGTAATTCATGAAAATCAAAGCGTCCCTTAAGCTTAACAGGAGCGAAGCTAAACTTGTCATTATCCACCTTAAACAGATAGTGAGGCTGACTTTGTTTAACTTCTCTCCATTTAGTAATGTCAACATCTATGTAGTTATTCACACCAATATAATTGTTAACATCACCTAAGATAAGCTTTTGATATTCATCATGTTCTAAATTAAGATTGGTCTTCTCTTCCCATTGTTTACATATGCCCATATAATCATCAATAAACTCTCTAGGTATTAACGTTTCTACACCATCTGTATTGTGTATTAGCGCTATAGATCCCGGAATTCTTTCCATTATCTGCTCATATAGCATCATTAAGGATAATTGACCATTAATTGTAATCCTCATACATAGCTCAGGATCATAGAAGAAACTCTTATCATCATTGCTAAGGCCAAAGGTTGAGTTAAGTATAATCTTATATACATAATTCATTGGATTGCTCTTAGGTATCTTCTTACGCTCTTCAAAGAACCACTCATATTGATTACAAAACTCTTCTTTAGGGAAGTGTCCTGGAGACCACTTGTTCTTTATAGCAAGATTAGGATAATAACTAGTAACATCTGATGACATGATTACCATGTCTTCAGTGCTTTCATATACACCTTTCTTAGTAGCACCGTGAACACCACCTAAACCAAAATGTGTTTTAACATTTTTATAGTTTACACCATATTTAAAACTACCTTTAAGTTTATCTCCTTTTACTTCTAAAGATTTAAACCTATCAAGTAACATGTTAAACTCTGGAGAAGTAAAAGAAATGTATGGTAAAATTATATCTTTTACCTTTACACTATCTCTATGTGTTCTCATGGCCTTCAAATCTCTTTTAGGTATATTTAACATATTCCTTAAAAAGTACCCAAAGATTTCTTTACTAATCCTTGGTTCTGAAGCGCTAAACAGATTTATACCATATGTCTTAGTAAGTTCTTTTCTTAATCCTATCTGAGACTTAGATCTATTATATATTTCTTTAGTAGATCTAACATCATTTATACAATATTCTAATATAGTATCCAGATCTTTATCTGTAGCTATCTTAGTTTCATGGTGTATAGGCATATCAAGAATGTTTTGCCAGTCCATACTATACTGTATCCACTTAAGACTAGAACGCTTAGCCGGGTTGTCCCAATGATGCATCTTAAATACATCTATTTGTCCAATCTTCATCTTCCATTGAGGATAATCACTAAACTCTTTATTGTTAGACTTCTGAATACAACGTTGAGCATATTGATAGATTATGTGTGCTATTTCATGACCATCTAGAACTCTCCAATCTTTTTCATTATCTAATATATAGTGAGTGACCTGTGCATCAAATGCTAATCCATTATAGGATATGTGCCACTCTTTATTATTTATGTTTTGATTTAAGAATTCTATAAACTCTACTAAATCATTTCTCATACGGGCAACCACAAAGATTTTTGTCTCTGTAGTTTTATAATTTTCAAATACCCCGGTGAAACAATCATATAAAGTCTCATAATCCATTACCCAATGCTTCATTCTTTTCTTCTAGATTTATATGCAAATAGAGTTCTTGTGGTTATTCCTAAAGCTCTAGCTGCTTTTTCTACAGTGTCAAATTTAATCAGAGCTTTATCCATCGTGTTCTCTTGCATTTCTTTTATTGTCATATTTTATTTGTTAGAGCCAAAAAAAGCCCAATTCAATGAGCTTTCCTTTTTATGATCAGTAAAGTATTAGACCTTTATTGAGCAGGTAATATTAACTTAGATACTTTTGTGTCTTTCACATCAGTTTGCATATATTGAACATAGTCAAAGTCAGTTGCATTTACTGCAAACATATGAATAAATGTTTCAATATCTGCTTTATCACTTAAATAAAATTCAGAGAAGGTATCTACTAATCTTCTTTCTTCTTTTACAGTTTTACCTGTTTGAGGATTTGGATTCTTTAACCTTTGTGGTTCACCGTTATCATCTAACTTTGGAACCATATGGTAAGATTGTTTCATCACTTTACTAATGACAGCTAAAATACCTGACGCAGGGTCAAACATAGCTTCTGTGTATGGTGAGTCTAAACTCACTGGAATAATTGTAAATGATTTAGCATTTCTAAATGTAGAATTTACTAACATCATATTTTGTCCTATTTGTGCCATTTTATTATTTATTTGTTTGTCAAATATATGGAACTTTCCTTTAATAATTGATACAATATATAATTATTATCTATTAAAATTTCCTTTTCCATTTCTGGAGCTGTACACACTTCATGTACTGCTTTTACTATATCAATATCTATATTTAGATTACTTGCATATTCTTCGTGGACATCTTCTGGTGCAAGAAAGCCTTTAATATAATTTAAAGTGCTCTCATCATCAAAATAGTCTAATATATTTATTTTTGAGTTCAATGAATATTGGGAGTATTTACCATCAAGAAATCTAAACCAGTCTGATTTATATTTTGAAAAATCAAATATAAATAATTGTTTGTTAGATTCTAAAGATAGAAATCCTCTAAAATGGGGGTTCTCCTTTAAGTATTTATTAGCAAATCTTTCAAAGGATCTTGAAAGCTTAGTATTATATAAACAAAGGAACATCATATCTTCAGCTTCATAAATGTTATTCCAACCACAATAAGTTTGAGCGGGGACATATTTCATTCCCCTTCTCAACTTTAATAATGGATACAGAAAGACTTTACTCTTCTGAAAATATTCTGTATAAACCTTGCTCATACTATAATTTAATTTTATTTACTAACAAATCCATAGGTAATGAGTAGTTTTTACTATTGTAATGAAACTTAGCAGTATTAATAACACCACCTAATCCATCAGCCCAGTCATTTATACTTTGATCACTCACATCAAAAACATACACCTGATCATATTTATCTATAACAATAAACTTAAACATTATTTTATATTCATCTTTATTATCACCTAATGATTCATAAGCAAGTTTCATATATATAGCGGCTTGTAACCAATAGTTATAAAAGTCAACCGTTTCTCTAAAATCACTTACAGTCTTGCCGGTTGTCTTAAGATCACATATAACAACTTCCTTTTTATCATTGTCTATTTTATAATAATCTATATAACCATGTAAACCAAATTTACAATCTACCAAATTAGCCTTTAAATACTTCTCGCTGTGAGTTTCTATAGGATCTAGATCAAAGTCAGTTGTCTGTTCATCAAATAAAGACATAACATCTTTGTTTTCTTTGAGAATATCAACACGTTCTTTACACTTTAAGTAAGTGTCTGAATCTAAAACATCTACATCAGGCTTAGATAAGAAATCCCAATAAGGTTCATTTTCAACTGTTTTTATCTTCAGTACTCTAGAATCGTCTGTCTTTAGAGATTGATATAAATTTAAAGTTTTTAAAGAATCCAATATACAAAAGGGCTGTACTAGATCTAACTTTTTGGTGTTAGTATTTGAACGCATATCCTTTAAAACCTTTCTTACATTATCACTTGGTAGCTTGCCAGGCACAACATTAAACTTATTAGCAAACTCTTCTGGCTCAAACAATAGACAATGTATTGCTTTACCTTCAATTAAGTGCTTATCTGTTCTAACCTCACGATCATTTAATATATAGTCCTTATAGAATAAGGAGGGTGTAAATAGTAATTTATTTAGAGAGGAATAACTAAAGCAAAAATCTTTTTTAGCATAGAATTCCTCTTCTTTCTTTATATTTTTATACATTCTTTTTTAATTATGTTTGATTCTTTAATATAATCTTTAAAACTATCGTTGATATATATATCATCTACATTTACGTTGAAAGAATCATCACTGTAATTTATACCTGCAGATTTTAGTACATCATTACAAATGTTATTCTTACATATTTCAACAGCAAATGTTGTAAGCTTATCCTGTTCCTTTAGATACCGGATTAACCTGCTATACGAATGACCATTATTTTTATGACAGCCTCCACTTATTCCTTCAAATCTATTTCTAAAAGTTCTAACATTTACAGTAGTCCAGTTAGTTGTATGTTTACACCAGTCAAAATTGAAATAAAAAAGTAAAGCTAAAATATCAAAAGATTCTTCAAAATTACAATTTGACATTAACTCCATAGCCAGAGTTCTAGTTTCTATATCATCACTAAGAAGCTGTTGTTGTAATGATTCATAATCATCTTTAGTAATTATACTCAATCCTTCACTTACTTTATTTATTATATCATTATCTAATACAATTAAAGCACTGGTTGCTGTAAGCTTATTATACATATCAATGTTCTTAGAACCTTTAATTATACCTGATCTATGTTTTAGAGATTTATTCTCACTAATTATTTTACTTATAACGTCTGCATTAGCACTATTACTATGAGAGCTACCATAATTATATTTAGTCTCAATTTTAAAATAATCACTTTCAGAAGTATTTTCCAAAGTTATACGTAAGGTATCTAATAAATCATCATGTAAAAGATCTTCTTCTCTCATCTTGACTAACACATTATACAACTGTCTTTTTGACAAAGAAGCTTTCCATTCAAAATCTATAAGACTTTGCACAAACTTTGCAGAAATAACGTGTATATCAGCTTTATCTGGATTTCTTGTAATGCTTATATTATATGAATCTTTTAATAAATCCATTTTTTGTCTAGGTAAAGCTAGTTTAGGATATCTGTATAATGTTTTATCCTCTAAATTAAAAGGTCTCCCATTTAAATTACTGCCTAGACCTAGTTCCCTAGCATCTTCTTCTGTAAATGTATAATTATTTGTATTATATAAAAAGATACCTACTTCTCTTAGATTAAAGGAGCTTTTATTTAATTTATTATCTGTCCAACTCGTTGGGTCATTACTGCTTATTGTAATGTTATATTGTTTATGCATATTTTTATTTTAAATACTGTTGATATTCTTTTTTTACAGCTACTTTAAATGTATAAAGATTTCTGTTTTGTATACTAATCTCTCTTCTTACAATAGGTTCTAGATATCTGAATGTTGTTTTACACAGTTTTTCTTCTCTTTCTAACCACATTATCATATCTTCAGCGCTTTTTCTTCCTAAAGCTTGAAACCTTGATTCTTTAATCCAGTACTGTAGATCTTTATCTCTATTGTCTGCATATGTAATTTCACCACAGTCTCGAGCAAGCTGCCATAGTAAATGATAGTTTGTCTTATAACAAATAGTAGGAAGTATTTTAACTGCTAAAGCTTTATCATCACCATATGATCCAATTTGTATTTTAAGATCTGATAGTAATTGTTCATCTAAGATAATCTTATTAGCTGAACTATGCAATACTGTTTCAGGATCAATTACACTTACATCAGTAGTATCAATTATATGTGCAAGATTAATCGCCATTCCTGTTAGCAACCAAGAGTCATAAATATTGTCTTTTATATCTAAATCATAGTATCTTACTTTATCAGTAAGCTTAGCAGTTACTATAACTTCCAAACCTGAATTATAAATTGATATTTCAGCTGGTTGTATTGCAGATTGACGGCCTAAAGTAGTTTCATAGTTCCATAATTTTGACATCATGATAGTACTAGGGATATTCTCTCCATTAGATAACTTACTATATGGAAATATATCTGTATGACCTACAATTAAATCTGCTAATTCATAATCATTAGTTACAGTTATACTATGCTCTTTGAGGGCTGCTTTTAATCTATCTTGTGATACACTACACTTAGGTAATATAAAAGCTTTCTTTTTGGTTCTAAAAGTTTGGTCATCTTCTGTAGGGACCGTTAATATACGTTGTATTTTTTCATATGTTGTTTGATCTTCAGTGCATAATACTTTATTTATCTCATATGAACCAGACAGAACACCGTAAATAGTGTCCTGCTCTAGTCCAAAATGAGTTAAAGCATCAGCATCAAGATTTTGATATACTGATTTGTTTGCCATATTATTTCATTGTCATCTTAACAATCTCAGGGATCATCATTAATTTATTAAACTTTTTCTTATTTCCATTAAAGATTGTACGTATTATTAAATACTGTAGATCATTGGTAAAATAATCCATAGTACACAAAGCTTTAAGTCTATCAGTAATTTTCTGATTAATTGTATTTTCCTTAGAATATACAACAGCATAATTACCAAGCCTTGTTGCTAATGTTGCAGCTATATCTGCACGATAAGCATCATCTTTACCAACACAACCTCTAAGCTCACCAAGAATATATGTTTCATTATCATGTGTCAACAGATCTTTAGGTGTAACAAGCTTATCTAGTTTATTATTAATAAACGTTGTAAACATAGAAGCAAATGAATCACCAACACTACCTTCACCAATCATCTGAATCATACTTAGATTATCTTCAAATGATTCAAAGCTTGATATTGCATTAAAGAACGTAGTAATAGATCTTGCATTTGTTTCTTGTGTCACTAATTCTGGATGAAGTAGTAAGAAGTTAATACATCTAGTATCAATACCTGCACCTTCTGCCCACTGAGCCCATACATTAACATCAAACTTAAGATTTGCAGTTACATACCTAGTCTTCTGTGCACTATCTACACTGTTAACCATATAATCTCCGTTATCCGGGTTAGCTGTTAAAATTATATGCCAGTCTTTTGGTAAGGTCCATGAGATATAGGATTGTCTGTCAATCAATTCCATAACTGCTTGAATAAATCTAGTATCTGCACGGTTCCAGTCATCTAGTAATAAGATACCACCTTCTTTTGCATCAGCAATCCACTCAGGAGCGCAATAAGACATTCTATTCTTGCCTGTCATCTTGTATCCATTCTTTAGATATTCTTGTACTGCGAGTTCATCAACCCACATACCAACTTTCTTAGTAGTTACACCTTTATTAAGGTTAGCTAAGCTTGCACCAGCAGCTCTTTGTGATGCAGTAACCATTGATAAGTCATCTATTTTAGGTGCTATAGTTTTTTCCTTATACATTTGGAATTGACGTACAGGGAAACCTACTAAGTCACCCAACTCTTCTATCTGTGCAAGGTTAAGTTTTACAAACTTTAGTTTATTATCTTGAGCAAGCTCTACTATGGTGGATGTTTTACCAATACCAGATTCACCTACAACTTCTACTGATACAGAATTTTTTCCTGCTTCTTGCAGATATCTGTTGTTAGTAATTATGTGATTTACAAATCCTTTTAATTCTGTTACATTTAAATTTACTTGTGCCATTTTCTTTTATTAATTTAATTTAATTTTTTGTCCTGGTAATTCCTCATTGATGTCACTAATACTACTATGTACCCATAAGGTATTTGCAGGACAGTCATCAGGAGAGTGTGCTTCACCATCTGTTAAATATACTAGAGCTGTATAAACTCCTTTCTTTTCATTAAAGTGGTCAATAACTGGTTGGAACGATGTCCCACCACGACCATGTATTTCCCAATCTTGTTTGGGTTTAAATTCTTTCACGCTCTTCAAGCTGGTATCACACTGTGCAATTGTAATTTTATGACCTGTCTTATGCATATGTGCTAATTCACTAAAGAATTCTTTAAGCTCATCATTGTTTACAGACCCGCTTGTATCAACACCAACAAGGATATGATTCTTAAACTTAATTTTAAGGCCAGGACTACCTGCATACCGTTTATTATATTTACGTCTTAGCTTCTTAGTATATACTATGGAAGAATTACCAACAAATCTTCTTAGATAACCTTTCCAATCAAACTTAGGTGGTTCAATGTGCGTTAATCTGTGTATAAGATCAGAAAGCTCACCTGGTATACTTCCTTGTTTTTTAATTGTTTGTTCTGCGGCTTCTTTTAATTGATGTTCAACCTGTTTTTGTATTAGTTTTTTATCAGACTCAGACATATCAGAAAACTCATCCCAAGTAGAATGACAATGAGGAGTTGTGCCATCCATTTCACTCATTAAAGAGTCAAGTGTTGGCGACGTACCATCTTCCTTTGCTTCTTTAAGCATATCATAATAAACTCTAGTACCTGCTTTTACAGGAAGATTAATTTCAGGAAAACTAGATAATAACAATCCTCCATCAGGAAGTTTATCTCCTGCTATATACTGATTTATTTCTAGATCTGCAGCAATATTAAATAACTTATGATCTGAATATTTATCTCTTAAAAGTAAATGTCCAAATGCAAGGTGTAATATTTCATGTTTAATCAAACCAAACCTGTGGTCTTGACTTAGATCATTATAAAATTCTGGGTTAATTGTCAGTTGTACACCAATATTATTTTTACTTACACCCGCTGTGGGTATATTAGTTGTATATTTCTTATTTACTCCAATCAAAAAGAGCCCATAAAAGGGCTCGGTAAAGATTAAAGTTTTAGTAGTTTTTGCTACTAGTTCTTGTACATTAATTATTGTCATCATTTTTTTTATTATTTATGGTTTCAATTATGTCTGCATATACTTGATGCAACTTTTTAGCTTCTATAAATGCATATAGAGATTGTGTTTGCATAGACGGACTATTTTTTCTAATAGTAAATTTATGTTTAACTGCAATAGAAAATTTTACCCTATCATTAAACACCAGTGCTTTACACATGAGTATATCAAGCAACTTTTTGTCTTTATATTGTGAATTCCATATGGCCAACGCTACTTCTATATCTTCATCAGAACCTCTGAACATTTCTTTAAATCTAAAAAATTCATCTAAAGTTATTATTTTTTTATTCATTCAAAATCAACTATTTCTATCCATACACCTGGATTTTCTTTATCATATTTATATTTTTCAAATGCCGGTATTATAAATTCAGCATTATCATCTTCAATCCACCCATACTTAACCATATCATCTTGTACAGTTTGTGCAGGATTTATATAATCAAACTTATGACGGCTGCCTCTTATAAATTCAAAAGATATCTTTACTGGTAAATCACGTGTCTTTAATGCTTCTTTAAACTCTTTAGTGTAACTTAAATAAATATCTTTCGTAGCTTTTCTATAATTCATAGTTGCTTTACTAGCTATAAAGTATTTACCTGTCCAACGTCTTCCGTTTTTACTTGAAGGTACATTGCCCGGAATCCACCAACGCATTACTTCTTTTATTTCACCCATGTTATTTGTTTAATGTTTGTTTTAATAATGGTTTTAGTTTGGAGTGTACATGATTTACACCGTGTTTTTTTACTGCATCAGATATATCTTTACAGATAGGTAATACAAAACCATCAAGGTTGTACATAGTTTTGTATTTATCTACAGCATTAACTCCTGCCTCATCATTATCAAAGAAAGTTATAACCTTTTTATATTTTTTCTTAAAGTATTCTATTATATGTGGCTTAATCATAGTGTTCTCACTATCTGGAGCTATAGTCTCAATGTTATAACCTATACTAGCAAGACACATCACATCTTTAAGAGATGAACATATTACTAGGTAAGGTTGATTGTATTGCAACTGATCATAGCCCTGTAGATATTTAGAAACTTTATGAAATTTATGTTTACTAAATGGCTGATATATTTTATATACACTGCCATCTTTATTATAGTAACCATATATATGTTTACCCTCTATCTTTAAGTCTTTAACTTTAAGGTTTTCTTCTTTTACTAAGCTATAGTACTTTATTGGTTTAACGTTATACTTATTAAGCATAGTCTTACCAATATTAAACTTTAACCAGAAGGAAGCATCCGCCTTTGTCCACTCTGTGTCTTTAATAAACTGCACCTCCCATTTGGGTTGTACTGTAATGGATTGAGCTTCAAAGCCATTAGACTTCACATGTAAATTATAGTCATTAGTTATTTTTTGTGATGCATTAACAAAGTCTAAGTCAAACATCATTTTGACAAGATCAATTTTATTACCACTTTTACCAGTTGAAAAGTCTTTAAATTTATATTGCATTATTTTTTTATCAACGTATATGCAAAAACTTGGTGTCTTCTCTAAAGGATTAAAGATTGATTTAATCTTAATGTCCTGGCCTGTTAGGCGTTCTGATAAGTTTAAATAATATTGAAATACCCAATAACTTGGAATATCTGATGGACTAAGAACTAAATTTTTAGTACTAATCATCTTTTTATTATTTATGTAAATCAAGGGATGGAAAGTCAACCACGAGAACCACCCCTATCATTACTGATTAATTACAAATCAAAATCATCTCCATTTGCTACAGCTGGTTCAAAGTTATTTGTAGTAGGATTATCTTTTTTAATTAAAGGTCTGAAATGTTGTTTGTTATTAGAATCAAATATTAAGATATTATTATTTTCTAGATCATTAGCTTCTAATGGTGCTCCATCTCTATTTCTTTTAGGTAAGAACAAGTCATTGTTTACATAACCTTCTTTGTTTTCCCATTCACGTGCACCTAAGCATGCTCTAATATATCCAGTCTCTGAACATACCTTTGCTGCTTTAATCATAAAGTCTTCAATTGTATTTGCTTCAATAGCATCTAGCTCATTTCTTTTACCAACTACTTCTGATAAAAAGACCATAGCTTTTAATACTTCATTATCTCTTTTGATTTCATTACCATTATCTAAAACAGTATCTTTATATGGGTATGGAGAGAATCTTACTCTACCTACCTGGCCTTCATAACGGTCTCCATTAGGATTATTCACATCTTTTAAGAAACCATTAAACTCTCCTGTAACTGGTTCAGACTCTACATGAAGCATAATATTATATGCATCAGAATCATATGGTGTCTGATCAAACGTAATAGAATTGATTTTAATTAGGTGATTTCCTGTTCCGATAACTGGTTTTGTGCTGCCTGAACCTGCAGACATGTCTTTAGTACTTAACATAATTTACTTTTTTTAATTGATTTATAATTACTCTTCATATTTTTGCATGCATTCTTTTACATACGCTAGGTCATTTGGAATAAACTTATCCTCAAACATACCCATTGGTGATTTACATGTGTTCTCTCCATTGTTTTGAGTTTCAAAACCATATTCAAGTTCACCATCATCATCTTTATTTACTTTACCAAATAATACTATAGAAAATAGGCCTTCCAAAGTTAATGTATTGTCAATCATTTTACCAATTGTTTTTGCTTTAACTTTTCTATTTCCATTTATATCAGTTGAATCTTCTGAGTGAGTTAAGAAAATTACAGTTAAGTCATCTCTTAGATCTTTAGGCAACTTTGCCACCATGGCAAGGTTAGCTGCTATCTGAGTAAACTTATCATAACCCTTCTCATTAGCTCTATCAAAATATTCAAAAGAACTCATATACTGCCAGTCATCAACTACAAGAGTTTTAATACCTGGCATTTTATCATTTACATGATTCATTGCTTTAATAATACCAGGAGCGCTAGCTGCTGATGTTAAATTACCTTTAGGATTATCTTTACTAATTTGAGTATACTTACTCTTGTAGCCCTTGAAAGGTAATGGTTTATTTGCAATGTTTATAATGAAAGTCTCTTTAGGATCTAATGTCCTGATTGAGGTAGACTTTCCTGTACCTGAATCTGCAATTACTAATACGCTTTGTGCCATCTATTTAATTAATTTATTGATTACTTTGGTTAATGTTATTAATGTTTGATTAATATCTTCTAGTTTATTTACTAACTCTGAAGATGGTGTTGCTTCTGGGTCAGCAATATTAAAGAATTCTATAGATTTTTTCTTACCTATCAATTCATCTACCTGCTGATTCATTCTATTTGCAACCTTTGTTGTTACATCTCTAATAACCTTTAGCTCACTTACAGGAATCATATGTCTAACAAATCCAGAACTGGACTTAATTAATTCATACTCACCTTTCCAGTGTGGATTATGTTTTAAAAGATATAGTGTCCTCTTAGGATCTTCTGTATCATAGTCTATAGATACAAATTCTGTATATATATCTTCTTCTTTCTCCATTTCACTTGGGAAAAAGCTAATATATAATTCATCCTTGCCAGCTGGCCTATAAGCCATCTTAGGAATGTATAGTGCATTTTTGATATTCTCTGTTTCAAAGTAATCATTGTGCTCTTCTTTAAGTTTTGCAACTTTTGTTTTTCTTTCTGTAGGTGTTAAACCCATATTTTCATTATTTATATTTTTAGTATTTATCATCTTCTGTCTTGTTGTCCTGGTGTAGCCATCTCTTCTATTTGCATTTGCTCAAACTTTGCTTTGAAGAAACTCATTCTAGCATCACCATTCCTTGCTTTTAGAAAATGCAGAACTAATGTTCTATCATTCTCTATTATATACCTATCAGGCCCATAGAATCTAATCTTCTGTTTAGCTGGCCTGTTTATACCTATTAACATATCTGCATGCTGTAGCATTGCATCTGAGCCAAATATATCTGACTCAAGTATATAGTTACCATACTTACCATCTATAGCTCTATCCGGGTTATCTATATTCCTATTAAGTTGAGATAAGGCCAGAAACAGGCAAGGATAATCTCTCTTACATTGTGTAAAGAACTCACCTAACTCAAACAACATGTCTAATGTGCTATTTTGATATGGTGCTCTCTTTACTAACATAGTATGATCAAGAGTTATCATTGTATTTACTCCTTTGTGCATATTCATATATACATCTATCTGCTCACGCATCTGGTTAACAGTCATAGGTGTACTAATTATATCTACTGGATTCTTTACTCTTTCTTTTGCATACTGATGGCACTTGTTTAGTGTATCAGTTGTTAATATACTACCTGCACTACAAAGTTCTTTATAAGTCTTACCAGTAATAGAACTAAACTCTCTAATAGCTGATGTTCTACCAACCATCTCAAACTGAAATTCTAATACTCTAAACTTGTCATTAGGATTAAGGGCAAATGATTCTCTAATAATTTGATCTTTAATCAATGTTTTACCTGAGCCAGGTCTACCACCAATTACAGTCAATGTATTCCATTCTATACCGTCAGTAGCAGCATCATTAAACTTAGGCCACGGAGTATAAATAGACTTCTCTTCTCCAGTTGATCTAGCATACATATATTTAAGTGCTTCATTAAAAGCTGCATACTGTCCAACCCAAGATTCTTTTTTCTTCATACTACGTTTTCTTTAAAATGTTTATCTTCTGTGTCTACTCCTTCTACTATCATATCACAATAATCTGCTAGCGTAGAGTGTTTAACTCTGTGCTTATCTTGCTTACATATGAAGTACTGACTTGTCTGCATATACAGGTAATCAGCATCTCTGTACTCATTAACGTACATTCTAGAGGCCTTAACGACATCTTCCCACGTATAATCATATGTTTCAAAGAACCACCTAAATGCTTCTCCTAATGCTTTGACATTGTTTCTAGCAAGTTTACCACTAGGTAGTTTTTTAGCAGGAAATATTTCTCTGTAGTTGTTTATCTTATCTACAAAGTTTTTACCCATCAGTTGTATATCTGTTTTCTTTTTGGCTTTAGTAAAATAATTATTTAATCTTATACAGAACTTGTTTGCTTGTGCTGACATTATATAATTATTACCTTCCTTTATAAGCATACCATTTGCTACAAGTATATCTTTATCTAGTTTACTTACACTTGGTAGAGAGATCTTTTCTTTATTGGCAAAAAGTATTAAAGCTTGGTTAGGAGTTAGCTTTTCAGCTTGTATTTTCTGAAATATTTCCCACATATTTTATTGGTTTAAAAGTTTATAAATATACAAAACACTACCAGTTTATCCTAGCTTTTTGTTGTTTTTCAAGCTCTTCATTTACTAGATTAAAGACATCTTTGCAATCCCATGTACCACCTCTATATGCTGCTGAAGCAGGGTGAGATACTTTAAATAACTTTTGATGTGATAAATGTTTTTGCCAATCTTCTGCTTTTCTACCCATCATGATTACAGGTATGTCTTTCTTATGTCTATTGAGTAAGTCAAATAAATATTCTACAAAGGGTTTCCACATATCCATATGTGATCCTATTTTATTTACCTCTACTGTAAATGCTGTATTAAGTAAAAGCACACCTTGATTAGCCCAGCATCTTAAGTCAGTATGTTCTGTACCTATAGCTGTGTTTATATATTTTAATGATTTCTCTATTTTACCTGTCTTACTACAACTAAAAGCTATTCCGTCAGCAACTCCTAGCTGAGGATATGGATCCTGTCCTATTACAATAACATTTACATTATCATAAGGACATTCTATAAATGCATTCATTATATCCTTAAACTTAGGAGTAAATCTGCGGTCAGACTCTACTAATGATATAAGGTTATTCATTATCATATCAAAACTCAATCCATTTATAAAAGGTGATAAGGCTGGTTCCCAACCAGTGTCAGTGAGCCTATTAATTAAGTTTTCTCTTAGATTATTAATATCTATATCTAATTTTTTCATATATTATTATTATATTTGTATTTAAAATTTAAGTTATGTCAGAAAGCAGAAAGTTAGTTACATATGATTTTACAAAACTAATTAAAGATGTAGAAGTATCTACAGCTTTTATACCAGGTCTACAAAATGTATATTACAGATATCTTACTGAGTTTCATAATGCACCAGAACAGATGGGCAACCTTATAACCAAGTTCAACCAAATTATAGATGGTAAACTAACTGGTGATGATGCTGCACTCTCTCCTATAGAGCATGAAATATATACAATATTTTCTTTGACTAATTTACTTAAGTCCTTTGCTAAAAAACAAAATCTAGAAAAACTTACAACATTACCTGTGAATGATGACAAGTTAAAAGAATTTGCTGAGGATGCTAAAAAGAAAGGTAGCTTGCCTGAAGCATTAGAACATTTAGCTAATAAAATTAAAGACTATAAAGAAGAAGAGGATAAACAATCATCTTAACTGCATACCTGCAAAGTCTCCTATTTCTAAACAAGCTTGTATAGCCAAGTTTAGTTCTTCTTTATCACATTTACCAAAAGACTTACAAAACTCTACGTCATTCTTATTAAAACATAGGCCAGCTTTACGCTTGACTTGTAGTTTCATTTCCTCAAATGTATGACCCACTTCATTGGCTATTTCTCTTATCATAGCGTGTATTCTAGCTAGCTGCGGATTACTACCCTTACCATCTTGTACACCTATGAATAACTCTACACGTATACCGTCCGGTTGACTACTTATAAACTTATTATACTTGGTTTCATATGCCTTTATAGGAAAATGAAGCTTACCATCCTTTATAGTGGCTTGTACAAATAATTGATCTTTCATTCTATTATGATATTATATATAGCAAATACAGATACAAAAGTTATAAATACTATCATTATCCAAAAGCATCCTTTATACATACTTTCCATATCTTGAGGAGATCTTCCTTGATTACTTCTATATTGTCTTTGTTTCTTATCTTTTTTTAAAATTTCCTTACCTTCGTTTAACCAATGTTTCATAATTTATCTATTTGTTGTTGTAAACCCTGAATTGTTTTTTTAGTTTTTACAGTTTGTGATGTTTTTTTTAAATTAATTATCATGCTGTTTATCTCTTTGATTTTCTCTTTTCTTTTTTTTTCTTCCATACTATTATTCTAATGATTCTAATATTTGTTCTTCTAATATTTCAAAATTTAAAGGATCTAGTGTAACTATATCTTTTATATCTACCATAATTTCATGGCCTCTTGTATCTTTTAATGCACACCAAACATTTACTATTTCTATTAGTGGTGGAGAGCCTGGGTATCCGCTTCCATCAGGATTATAAGTAACCTCTCTTTCTCCTGATTGATATGTATATTCTATCTCTAAACGATGTCCTTCATTGTCATAATAATATGTTCCTATTTCCATTATTTAAATCTTAATGTATTTCTATCAATTATATCATATCCTTGTCCACAATCTAAACACTCTGCTTCTGTTTCATTACGTATCATACTATGTAATTGTTTTTTATCATAGCAATTAGGACACACATGATCTACGTCCGGAATGAACTCTTCACATGTGACACGTGCTAGGTCATGTATAAATGCATCATGTCCACCACGTCCTTCATATTCCATTTGTTGTTCCATAAATTTTTCTTTCATTCTTCCCATAGTTATTTCTTTTTTGGTTCATCACTACTATAACTTTCTGTTGACAATAATCCTGAGTAGTGACATATATTGTCTGTAGTTTCATGTTTTTTGAGTTCTTCTCTTTGGAAGTGCTCCTCATCTTCGTATTCAAATATTGCTGCTGATATACACATAGTTATTTATTTAAAGGGTTATAATATTTAATTTTATTTTGATCAAATCCTTTTAAAGCTGATTGTACCCACTTAACATCTTGTGTGCCTTTGTAACATAATATGTGACATGTAGCTACTTCTGAAGGGTTTAATCTTAACAACCTACCTATTCTTTGAGCTGTCTTCTTTTCATTACCATATGCATGCATAATAATACCTTGTTTTAAGTTAGGTATTGTAACACCCTCTGATAATTGTAACACACAGGATAACTTATTTATCCTACCATCAGAGAACAATTCTAGATTATCCTCTGACTTCAGATTTTTAGAATGATAACTATACTTGCATATTCTGTCTGCTTGCTTTTGGGTATTAGCAAATACAATGCACTTGTCATTCATATTTTTTAATATACCTATAGCATAGCTCTCTTTACTTGCATAGTCCATTAGTGCTCTCATTCTCATTATTCTTGCAAATTGTATTTGCTTTTGAGTATTACAGTTAGCCAACCTATTGGTTACATAGTTATAATCCTTTTGTTCTGATGTATACCATACACCTCCTGCTTTATTTTTCTTTTTTAATGTTGGTAGTTTAGATAGTGCTATCTCATGTACAATTATCTTATAGTCATTAAGAATTTTAGAGTCAGTAGCTTTATCTACATCAAAACTATATCTTATAGGACAGTATCTTTGTACTAATCTACCTTTCTCTGATTGTTTATCTCTTGGTGGTGTACCAGTTAAACCCAGTATTTTACCTTGAAATCTAGATAAGAACTCTTCATGACTTGTTAGTAATGAATGACACTCATCTAAATATACTACATCATACTCATTAGGATTATGTTTCTTTAATGATAAGTATGTAGTAAATGTTATATGCTTTTCTAATTTCTCAAGATCCATCTTACCCAGTTCATCAACCCATGATTGTGCTACTGAGTGTTTTGGTATTACTACTAGAACCTCTATAAGAGGATTAAAGTTTCTTTGTAGATGTTCTATAGCTATACGTGTTTTACCTACACCCATAGATATACCTAACCCACATCTTTTAAATTGTGCAGCAATTGCTAATGCATCTGCCTGGACTACTTCTCTATTATTCATCTGTTTCATGTGTTCTGGGTAATGAAAACCCTAGTTCAATTGCATCTACTGTATTTTCTTCAATCCACATATGACAGTTTCTACATACAGGTAACCAAGTCTTTACATCTAAATAGTGTAAACCTCTACCTTTCTTGTGGTGTACATCTGTAGCGTTTATAGTACAGTTGTGTATTTTTGCATGACATATTGGATGATTAGTCAAGTACGGACCACGTAATTTCTTGTAGTCCGCATTTGATCTTTGCATCTTCTTAGAAAAGTTTCTAATTGCCATTAGGTGTTATAGTAAAATAGTTTTTAGGTAATAATCCGAGTGACATAAACTTAAGTATAACATCTTCATATTTAATACCTAAGTCTTTGAATGTCATAGTATTATGATAGTCTTCTAGTACCTCTTCAGGTGGTATAGAAACTATAGCTTCTACAGTCTTACCAGTAAAGGTTTTACTAAGATAAGCATTTACTTTCTTATTACAAATAGTTTGTTTCCACACATTTATTTCTTTTTGAGATCTTTTCCAGACCTTTGTTATTCTGCGTTTCTTATCCCAATGTAGTTTAATAACTTCTTCAGGTTTATACACCCTTAAACCGTGTAGTACACGTTTAAACAAAAAATGTTGATAAGGGTTTAGTTTGGAGTAATCCAATGAGTTTACTAATGATTCCGGGTGTAGTTGATATTCTGATAGTATACCATAATATTCATAACGTTCCTTCCTGGATTGTAATAGTGAGATTTTCTTTTGATTTTCTAATTTAGCTTTTTGTTCTAGTGATAGCATATCTATTGAGTGGTTTAGTAATTATTAGTATGATTATATATAAATGATTAAGGCCCAAGCATTTGCTTGAGCCCCTCTCATCATTCTAACTGTTGGCTTACAGTTTACAGGTCAAAGGTCTCTTCTAGTTCTTCAACAGGTTGTTCAACAATGTCTTCTACCTCTTCAGTTTCTTCCACTTTGTCAAAAGCTTCTTCTACTGTAGCATTTGGTACTGCTGTTGCTGATTCTCCTGTATCATATAGAGCTTTGATGTCGTCTCCATTAGTATGAGCTAATGTTACATCCTGTGCTGTCACATCTGACATAAAGAATGTTTTCCTATAGATAGGTTGACCATCAACACTGCATATGATACCTGTATCACCTGCGTATTTAAGATCTCTATCAGGATCATTAATATTAAATGGAACCAATTGTTCCTTGATAATTATTTTACCTGGCAATTCTTGATTTGCAGTTAAGTTTAAAGCTACTAAATCATCTAGTTTTCCTAATAGTAGTGTAGAAACATTACTGTTTTTTACCCAGTTATTATTACCAAAGGTAACCCTTTGTTGAACTAGTCTTACGTATCCATAGTCAGTACTGGTACTTGATTGGCGAACAACATTACCCATGTCATCAGCCGTAATTGTTACGGTGTTTTGCATTTTTTTAAATTTAAATTAGTAATTGATTTGTTGATGACTAGATGTCATCTGAATGAAAATACGGGTCTTCCAGTTTTTCAAATGCATTCATCTCATCTAACGCAGGCTCAAACTCTTCAATGTATTCTACTGAATGTTTGATATCTGGTGGTGTAGATGTATTTAATGAACTATTGTAAAAAGGATTACCCACTTCTTTTGTATAGGCTGAACTCAAACCATTAAGATCATTGTACTCATCATCAGACAATGCTAAGTACTGCTCTAGTGAGCATTCTATGATTCTGCCATTGGGTAATTGTATTATCATTTGTAAGATTATCTCTAACAAAAATATAAAACAAAACCTTTCTGACGGAATAATATTAAACTTTCTTGGTTCAAATTCAAAAATAAACTGCAGTATAATAGCTAACGTTATGTTATTATTAGCTTTCTACCGACTCTTTTAATGTAATTGTGTTGCTTTAACTCTCTTATATATCTACTAACAGTATCACATGATACATCTAGTTGATCAGCTAATGTAGATATTGACGGAAAACATTTTCTATCTTTATCTGCATAACAGGATAATAAAGCATATAATCCTTTAGCTTGTATAGTAAGGCTTGGGTCAGACAAGACTTGGTTCATTACTATACCAAATCTATCTGTCCCCATCATGTAAATGATATTTAAGTAATATCAATAACGACATGTTATCATCTAACTCATCAGATAGTGTATCATCTTTAAGATTATAAGTACTATTCATACGAGATCCAAAGGTTCCTTTCTTTTCATAGGTATGTAACCTATACTCTTGAGTTATTATATCTCTGGGTAACTTAGGCATCTAATTCATGTATTATATCTAGATACTTTATATCTTCCTCATTGACCTTTATTAAATCAGTTGGGCTAACACTATACTCAAATGATTTAGAATTTCTATCTGCATCATGATACATTAGATTTACTTTTATTAAGCTATAGAAAGGATCATACTCATCTATATTTTTATATGAACCATCTCCTATAACTGTACCGTATACGTAACCATCTCCTGCATTCAAGCCTAAGTCAGTTAGTACGTCCCATTCAAATTCTGATCCAGCGTGATAGCCTGGTGGTTGCACCTTTATAAAATCTCCTGGATATACTGGTGTATAATCACTACCAACACATGCTAGATGCAATATAATTTCTTTGGCATAGTCTGGTAATCTATTTATTATTATAGATTCTATGTGTTTACTATTATGATCTGTGCCTATATTAAACACGTTTAAAATTAACTTGTTCAATACCTCTTCTGATATATTTAGTTTGTTTGACATATTTTATTTCTTTTATTTTTTTCTTTTTCTATTTTTTGGAACGCTTGGTCCATTAGTTTATCATTGGCATAGTATATATTACCTATACTGGCCATCCATTCGTTGAATTCTTTTGTCATATGTTATTCTTTAAGATAGAGGACACTCATAGTATTACTCATTAAACTACAAGTGTCATATCAGGTTAACCACTCAACCATATTCTTAGCCTAACTACTAGTGTTATTATATATATAATATTACTGGTGTTGTTAGTCTATTATACCTAATAGTCTTTTTATCTTATTAAGCCAACTTTCTTTTGGTCTTAAGCCATATATATTAAATGTCATTTCTAATACTGACATCTCATTATGTATAAACCTTTCTGATTCTTCTGTGAATTCACATTCACCTGTGTGTATGTTGAAGTTAACACCATCTTCACCAAATCTATGATGTGCTGTTTCTTCTGCTAAAAATCTAATTAATCTGTAAAAGTCATCTTCGTGCATGCTTGCGGTTTTAGTTGTAACTAAGAGCATACTCAAGGAAGTCTAACTTATGCTGATGGTTAACGGTTATTACATTGTTATGTTCAGCTATATATCTTAGCTGTGAATTTTCATTGAGTTCTAATTTAAGGTCTACCAATGATGGTGAACCTAGTTGTTCTCTGTTTACACGAGTATGTTTCATATCTTCTGTGAAGAAGTTTACGTGTGTGTCTTGTTCTCTACTGTACAATACGATACCTATGTTGCCATTATGTGTAACGAATTGTTCTGGATTTTCTATAGTAATTTGCATATGATTGTTATTTAAGTGATTAGTATTTAGTTCTTGGATATGTTAACTTCTTTGTTGGTTCACAAGAAGCATTAGTTCTGTATTTTCTCATCTTCTTGCATCCACGACTGGATCCACAAGATTGAAGTACTGGTCCTCCAACGAAGAGGAACAGCATAATGTAAAGGAATTTCTTTTTCATAACTTTTTAATATTAGGGTTTGGATTTAATAATTCTTCTGCTTCTTCAGATGTACTGAAGTAAGTTGATTCACGGCTATAAGGCATACCTTCTTCGGTACGACCTATGTAATAACCTGCTGCTGATCTAAGCACTTTTAATTCTGAAGCGTTATTAGGCATTGATTCACCATCATAGTTCCATGAGTTCCAAAAATGTTCTAGTTTAGTAGTACCTGGATCGGTTCTCATGTCTGGGTATCTATTGCAGTCATTATATGCTGCAATTACTTGTACTCTTTCTGTATTTGTTAAGTCATCAAATTCCTTGTGACTTAAATGTCCTATTGGATTGTTCATTGGTTTAGTATTAGTGATTAATTTTCTTTTTTTGATTCTTCATAACACTGCTGACAAGTATGAACCTCATCACAAGTGCATGTTAGCTCAGGAGATATTCTAAACATCTCCCAAGCATCTCTTGCATCTTCAAAGAACATAACTTATTTTATTTCTTTGACTTCAAATTCTTTTCCTTCCGAGTTGAATCTTTCAGAAAGAGCAAGCTTCATTATCATAGCTTGTCCTCTATTAATGAAAATACCCCATTTGGTATTGTCAGGTCCTTGAACATAATGTGTATACTCAAACATAATTTATTAGTATTTGTGGTTGATTGCAATATTGCGGGTACTATGCCTCTTATCCTATAGAGGAAGAGACTTAGATTACTCTTATTGTATTGTTGTGTGTAATAGCTACACTTGTATTGTTGTTAGCTATATTTATATCTTTAGTAGCAATAATTATTATTGTGTGGTAAAGAGTGGTAATATGTGGTAATGTGAGGTCATATTCACAATGACACACACATTGGTGCACTAATTTCTTTTTTATATGCACTAATGACCACAAACTATAGTTAGGGAGCAAAAGGAGGGAAAGAAAGAGAGCAAAGAGCTGGGAAAGTATAGTAACGCTTACAGGAAAGAGGTCACACGCTCCAGTGCAGTTGCATACTACACTCAGCGTGTTATCCAATTTAATGTTTATCCCTCTGTGTTAAATTAGTTACTAAGAACTTCTATTAATTTCTTCTTTTGCAAATCATTAAGTTGTATTACTTGTTCTTCATTAGTGTCATAATATAAATGAAGTTCACCTTGAGTATAATATATACAAACATCACAATTCAATTTATCTATACTAGATAAAGATTTAGCATTATTTATATTTCCATTTCTTATTTCAGACATAATGTATAGTGTTTGTGGTTATTTGCAATATTAAAAAGCCGTGCTGTTACACACGGCTTGACCACAAAGCTTACGCCTTGCAGTAGAACAGATTGTCACTGATAGTTCCGTCACTGAATGTGAAGTTAGTATCACCAACAACAAGAGCCGGTATTTCATCTCCGGGTTTGTGCTCTTGCTCAAAGGTTGCCCAGAATGGGTTGTCCGCATTCATAGGTGCACCATTGTCAGTTTTTGGGCTGTATATGCCATAACGAGCATTAGCACCATTACCCATGTTGACTGTCTGACTACCTATTGTGATAGGAGTAGCTCCAACTGGTTGGTCAGAAACAATGATTGTTTTGTACGTAGTGCCGTCAGCACGTGTACCCTTGTTGATCTTGTGTAAATAAGCCATAATATTAGAATTAAATTAATTTTTGTGGAACTATTACGGGGGGTAACCCAACCACGGAATTTAGTTGGGGAGCAAATTGGTAGAACATCTCAAGCACGCCAAATACATAACTTTTGGGTGGGGGGTTGAATTTTTTTTAATCAGTTAGGGGGCATGTTAGTTCAAATTTATTTTTTTGCAAATTTAAAATTTAGTATATTGTTCTTATAGATGGATTGTAACTAATCAAAAAATAAGTAATATGTCACATTGGGATGGTGAATCTGATAAAGAAAATGGTTTAACTGAGATGGAACAAATGCAGTTAGATCAGATATTATTAGACACTGCTTTTGATAATTCATATTTAGTATTAACGGGACAGGTTACATTCACAGAACTAATAGCAGCAAAGTTTGATATTGGTCATGAGGCCGTAATGGCATACGACCCAGATGATGGGCCAACAAAAGAACAATTAGAGAATATGATATTTCATTATGTAGATGTTGAAGCGTATGAAAGATGTGCTAAGATAAAAAGTATAATGAACGAAACGTATCCAGATACAATTAATAACGATAATTAAAAAAAAATGAAAGGCGTAAAACATTATTTAAAAAACGGAACTGAATGGAAAGGTGTTAGTCACAAAATGTCTAATGGTAAATTACACACTGGTAAGACACATACCAAGACTAGTAAACTTTTAGTTCATTTTAAAGACTTATCTAAAACAGCTAAACTTAAAGCAAAGAAATAATGCCAGCAAAGAAAAAGAAAAGTACAGTAAATAGTTCTGGTAACTATACTAAGCCTGGAATGCGTAAAAGATTATTTAATTCAATCAAGGCAGGAAGTAAAGGCGGAGGAGCTGGACAATGGTCTGCTCGTAAAGCTCAGATGTTAGCTAAAAGATACAAAGCAAACGGAGGCGGATATAAAACAAAAAAATAATGGCTCTTAAAAGATCTAAAAAGAAAACAGCTTGTTGGGCTGGTTATACTAAAAAGGGTATGAAAAAAAAGGGAAATAAAATGGTAAACAATTGTGTACGTAAAAAGACAAGATAATGAGTAAAAAAATAATTTTGATATTGTTATGGTTTTTACTATTATTTGCTTGTGGTTCATCAAAACTTTCTGCAAAGAAAAAGGATGAGCCAAAAAAGGAAGTAGTGAGTAGTGAAAAAAATCCATTAATGACATTGCTTTTATCAGGGTTAATTATTTATTCAATACATATATTTGTTAAAAGATAATGGCAAAAACTAAACAACAAAAAAGTCTTACTAAATGGACAAAGCAAAAATGGAGAACACCAAGCGGAAAGAAAAGTTCTGTTACTGGTGAAGTCTATGCTCCATCTAAAACAATTAGTAAATTAAAAAGTACTAAAAAGGGTAAAGCTAAATTAGCTGCAGCAAATAAAAAGAAAAGAGCTGCTACAAAAAAAGGTAAACAACACGCATCTCATGGATTGCACAAAGGAAAGAAAAGATAATGGCAGCAAAAAAAGATGGTAGATTAACAAAAGCAGGTGTATCTGGGTATAATAAACCTAAGCGTACACCCAGTCATCCAAAAAAATCTCATGTAGTTGTAGCAAAAGTAGGAGATAAAGTAAAGACAATACGGTTTGGACAACAAGGCGTAAAGACAGCAGGTAAACCTAAAGCAGGTGAATCAGCTAAACAAAAAGCAAGACGTAAAAGTTTTAAAGCTAGACATGGTAAAAACATTGCCAAAGGTAAAATGTCAGCAGCCTACTGGGCAGATAAAGTAAAATGGTAGTAGCAATAATAATGTTTATAGCAGTATGGATATGGCTTTTCTATGAAATAAAGAATGCCCCAACTATAGATGATTAATAATAACACTATGGAAAAAACCAAACAATACAAACCATTACCTGAATATTTATCAATTGGACCTTCAAGTATACATGGAGCAGGAATCTTTGCTAAAGATGATATTCCAGCAGAAATAGATATGGGTATTACGCATGTTTATGATCCAGAATTTCAACATGATTATATACGTACTCCACTAGGAGGATTTATAAATCATTCAGAACAACCTAATTGTGAATTAATAGAAGATGAGTCTGACAAGACTTGTAAAAAGGTAAGAACTCTACGTAAAGTGGAAGAGGGTGAAGAAATTACTTTAATGTATTCACTATATAAATTATAAGTCATAAACTTTTTTTATTTAAACTAATTATATATATTTGTGTATATTGTTTAACTAAAACCAAAGAAAATGGCAAAAACTGTAAACTTGAATCCTAATACGGATCCAACACAAGAAAATCTTACTAAAGAACAATTATCTGAACGTAGAGAAGAAATAACAACTTTCTACAAAGATAATATCCCACACTTAACTGTTCAAGCAGAATATGAAGCTTTATTAGCTGACATAGAAAAGTCAAGAGCTGAAAGAATGCAAGCACAAATGTATTTAGCTCAAGCATATGCAGCATCAAAAGAAGAAGGACAGGTAGATCCAAACTCTGAAGAAGCAAAAGCTTTTAAAGAGGCAATGGAAACTGCAGCAGCAAACATAGAATAATATGAGACTATTAAAATTAGGTGATAAGAATCCTGACGTACAGAAGGTTCAACAAAAATTAGGATTAACACCAGACGGAGACTTTGGACCATTAACAGAAAAACATGTTATAAGATTTCAATTAAGCAATGGCTTGAAAGCTGACGGTATTGTTGGTTCAGAGACTTGGTCATTAATGCTTTCTTTTGGAACTAGACATATGGATGCTATAGATGAAGATAATGATTTATCTAGTCAATACTTTAAAACTAATTTTGATCAAACAATCCATAAGTACCATTTAGCAAAGGAACAATATGTTCAACATAGTAAAAATGGTATTGCAGATAATAAATACATTTTTTTACATCATACTGCAGGTAATGCAAATCCATACAGATGTATAGACCAATGGGGAAGAGATGACAGAGGTAGAATAGCTACAGAGTTTGTATTGGGTGGACAAAATCATAGAAATAATAATGATGACTATGATGGGGTAATGGTTCAAGCATTTCCGGAAGGAAATCAAGGTTATCATTTAGGTAGAACTGGTTCTGGAAAAATGAACCGTACTTCTGTTGGAATTGAAATATGTAATATGGGTTATTTAGATAATGATTTTAAAACATATGTAGGATCCAAATGTCACGCTGATCAAGTATGTGAATTACCTACTGCATTCAAAGGTAAATTATATTGGCATAACTATAGTGAAAAACAAATTAAAGAAACTGAGAAATGGATCAAGTGGGTTGGTGAAAGAGATGGTGTAGATGTAAGACTTGGTTTAAAACAGTTTATACAAAAATATGGACCATCAAAAGGATTTGAATTTCAAGAAAATGCATTTTATGGAAAAGTAGAAGGATTATTAACGCATACTAATGTAAGAAAAGGTAAAATGGATTGTTATCCACATCCTGATCTTGTAGATATGATAATGAGTTTGTAAAATGGTAACAGTAAACAAAGTAGATGTTAAATTAAAGATTAGTTTAGATAGATGTATAATGTACCAAATTATGTCATATTGTTTTTTTAATAATATAGTAATTAGTAATTCAGATCTAAAGTTCTTAATGGAGTTATCTAAACAAGATGGAGTTGAATTAACAAAGTTCTGTTTGGAACTGGTAAGTAAAAATATTTTTAAGAGTGCTCAATCAGCTAGGAATGCTATTACTAAAGCTGCTAAAAAAGATTTACTTACTAAAAATGGCAACAATAAAAAAACTATTTCTATTAATACAAACATTAATGTACAAAATAAAGGTTTGGTTTTATTAGATTATAAGATATTAGGTAATGAATCCCAAAAAACATAAAGCTTTTAAAAAAGGTATAGCTGAAGAAGTGGGGGTTCATCAATCTGTTGTAGATGATTTTATATCTTTTTATTATGATAAACTTAGGTATAAACTTTCTAATTTAGAATACCCTAGAATACAAGTAGATGGACTAGGTACGTTTGTAATAAGAAAATCTAAACTTAATAAAGCTATAATGAAAAATAAAAGTTTATTAGGTAATATAGCTAAGAGAACATATAATGGTTTTGCTAAAAGTGAGGATATTAAAAAAAACATTGTACAAATGGATAAGGCAATGGAACAAATAGAAAAGAATATACTATCTAAAAAAGATTTTAAAGAACAAAAGCATGGCAATTAATATTAAAAATTTATTAGGTGCATTGGGTAATATAAATAAAATTGCAGAAGGTATAACTAATAAAGTATTTAAGAAACAACATGTTGAAGCAGTCTTTACTGATAGATATCAAATATGTGCTAAGTGTTCATTGCTTGACAAAGATGGTAAAGACTGTTTAGCACCTGGATCACAACCATGTTGTTCAGATTGTGGATGTAGTCTTGAATTTAAGTTAAGATCATTATCATCTGAATGTCCTAAGGGTTATTGGAAAGCTTATATGGATGAAGAAACTGAAATAAAAATTATTGAACAAATATCTAAAAATGAAAAATAATATACTTAATGAAAACAGTAGTGTAAGTGGACCTATTAATTTAATATGGACATCTACAGATTCTGTAAATTTAATAACTGAAAGTAATGGCAATAGCATTTAAAGAAGAAGGTCATATCTATGAAAGCACTGATAAAGATAATATATCTTGGATTAGTGTTACTGGTTTAGTTGCAAAATTTAAACCAAAGTTTGATAGAGATGGTCAAGCAAAAAAATCCTCTAAGAATAAAAGATCTAAGTGGTATGGAATGACACCCAAAGAAATTATAGCAGCATGGGATGGTGAAACAAATAGAGCTATAACATTAGGTAATTTCTATCATAATCAAAGAGAAGCAGATATGCTTGACTTAAATACAATAGGAAGATATGGTGTAGAAGTACCAATAATAAAACCTATTATAGTAGACGGAGTAAAACTTTCTCCAGAACAAAAAATTAAAGAAGGAGTATATCCAGAACATTTAGTATATTTAAAATCTGTTGGTATATGTGGTCAGGCAGATGTAGTAGAAATAGTAAATGGTTATATAAATATTACAGACTACAAAACCAATAAAGAAATTAAAGATAAAGGTTTTACAAATTGGGAAGGTATAACTAATAAGATGTTTAGACCAGTAAATCATTTAGATGATTGTAATTTAAATCATTATAACTTACAGCTGAGTATTTATGCGTATATTATTAAAAAGCACAACCCTAAACTTAAAATAGGCAAGCTTATTATTCAACATGTAAAATTTAAACAAGTTGGTGAAGATTCCAATGGATATCCAATAAATGAACACATTGACGGAGAGCCTGTTTTAGATAGTATAAAAATGTATGAACTACCATATTTAAAAGATGAAGTAAGATCATTAATGATGTGGATAAAAGATAACCAATGAAATTAAAAGAATATACAGCAGCAATAGCAATACAATCATCTACATCAAAAATTCCAACTGATTTTCAGTTTCATGAAACTTTAATAACTATAGATCTAGAGGATATAGCATATTTTAAACAATACTTTCATTTAGGGAGAGAAGCTTTTCAAAAAGACTATACAGAAATATTAATGAAAGGAGCTGAAAAACCAATAGTTTTAAAGATAGGCTATAAACAATTTAAAAAAGATACAGAATGCTAGTAAAATTATTTGATGTACAGAATCAAAAATTAGTGGTAACAGAGCATTGCTATTCTTTACCATTCTTAAAGAAAATAATGGAAGTTTATCCGGATACATATATGCAAGTATATCAATATATATTTTATATTAGTTGTCCTGATCCAGATTTAAATCCATTCTTTAATCTTCCTGAACATGAAAAAGAAGATATAATAATAGAAGAAATTGGATTAGAAGAATCTCCAGAAGATGGTAAAATTAGATATGCACTAGATATGTGTAAAAAAATGTATGAAACACCTACGTATAGAGCTTATGTGGGTATTAAAGCTATGTTAGATAGATTAGCTAAGTATATGGAGGTTACCCCTATAGAACATGGTAGAGATGGTAATATGAACTCTATGATAAATGCTGCAGCTAAATTTGAGAACATTAGACAATCATATAAAGGTGCATTTTTAGATATGAAACAAGAACAAGAAAGCTCTGTACGTGGTGGTGCAGGATTAGCTTATGACCAATTATAATAATTAAATCAAAGAAATATGAGCATGACAGTTATACCGGTAGGTAGAAAATTACTATTAAAAAAATGGAAAGTTGAAACTAAGACAGCATCTGGACTTATTATTCCTGAGATAGCTCAGAAAAAAGAATTTAAAGGCACAGTTGTGGGTAAAGGCAAAGATGTTTATGAGATAGAAGTAGGAGACGTTGTACAATACGCAGAACATGCTATTCCAACACCTATGATGCACCAGAATGTAGAGCACTTATTAATTCAAGAAGGAGATGTTTTTGCAATAGTAAGATATGATGAGTAGGGTTATACCTACATATGACAATGGAAATTGGACAACTACTGAATTTAAAAATGACTTAAAATTTAGAGAGTTTTTAGAATCCATCTTTAGTGAGCCTGGTAAATACGGGTTTACAGAGATGGCTTTTAAATTTAATGAGCAAGCTAAAGTATTTAATGAAGAAGGATTGTATTGTAGTAGTCCTTTTAGATCTAAAGACTTTACTACATATTGGGATGACCAAAAAATCAAATGCCGTAATGGAGTTATATATAAAGATAAACACAAGACTTGGTATATAACAAGAGACTATTATATGTGGCTAAATTTTTTACCCATATTTGATAAAGAAGAAAAAAAATATGGATTTGCAAAAGTAAGAGATGCACAATACCATATGGCATTATATGAATGGCTAGCTGAACTAAATAATCAACATTCAGCTATACTTAAAAAACGTCAGATAGCTTCTTCTTACTTTCACATGGCTAAATTAATTAATACTTATTGGTTTGAAGAAGGTAGTACATGTAAGATAGGGGCATCATTAAAAGACTTTATAAATGATAAAGGTTCATGGAAGTTTTTAGAAGAATACAAAATATTTTTAAATGAACATACTGCTTGGTATAGACCAAGTAATCCTGAGAAGGTATTACTTTGGCAACAACAAATAGAAGTAAAAATTGGAAATAGAAAAACTGCAAGAGGTCTTAAATCTAAAATACAAGGTGGTTCATTTGAGAAAAATGCTACAACTGGAGTAGGTGGACCATGTACATACTTTTTTCATGAAGAAGCTGGTATAGCTTCTAAGATGTCAGAAACATATGAATATTTACGTCCTGCAATGTCTTCAGGTATGATGACTACAGGTATGTTTATTGCTGCAGGATCAGTGGGTGATTTAGATCAATGTAAACCATTGAAGGAAATGATAATGAACCCTGATGCAAATGATATATTTTCTGTTGAAACAGATCTAATAGATGCTGACGGAACAATTGGAAAAGCAGGTTTGTTTATACCTGAACAATGGTCAATGCCACCATATATAGATAGTTATGGTAACTCTCAAATAGAAGAAGCAGTAGAAGCAATTCATAAAGAAAGAGAGCGTTGGAAAAATGAATTAAACGGTGAACAGTTTCAATTAAGGATATCTCAGAAACCTTTAAATATAGCTGAAGCATTTGCATATAGAAAAGCCTCAATATTTCCACAAGGTGTATTGAGTAAACAACTTAAAAAAGTTGATGAAAAAGAATACCCTTATGAATTAATAGAATTAGAAAGAGAACAAGAAGGCATCATTGCTAAACGTACAAATAAATTACCAATAACCAGATTTCCTGTTGACAAAAAACAAACAGATAAAACTGGAACAATTGTAGTGTGGGAAAGACCTGCAAGTAAAAGACCTGATTTTGGAGCTTACTATGGATCTATTGATCCAGTATCAGAAGGTAAAACAACTACATCTGATTCATTATGTAGTATATTTATTTATAAAAATGCTGTAGAAGTAACAAGAACAACTCAATCAGGAGATACTGAACAGTTTATTGAAAAAGATAAAATTGTAGCAGCTTGGTGTGGTAGATTTGATGATATAAACAAGACACATGAAAGATTAGAGTTATTAATAGAGTGGTATAATGCTTGGACATTAGTTGAAAATAATATATCATTATTTATTCAACATATGATTGCTAGAAAAAAGCAAAGATATTTAGTTCCAAAACAACAAATATTATTTTTAAAAGATCTTGGATCTAATAGAACTGTCTATCAAGAGTACGGCTGGAAGAATACAGGAACACTATTTAAGAGTCATTTAATATCATATGCAATAGAGTTTATAAGAGAAGTAATTGATGAAGATTTAGATGATGATGGAAACGTTATGAATCAAACATTGGGTGTAGAAAGAATACCAGATCCAATGCTTTTAAAAGAGATGTTAGCCTATTATCCTGGATTGAACGTGGATAGACTTGTTGCATTTGGTTCTTTGATTGCATTTGTAAAAATACAACAATCTAACAGAGGATACTCTAAAAGACGTGAATCAGAGACTAATTCTTTGGTAAACTCAGAAAATTTGTATAAATTAAAGTATAGTCCGTTTAAAAATATTGGACGTGGAAAACACAGTTCTTCAAAAAAAATAAGAAGATCAGGTTTTAAGAATATTAAATAAAAATAAAAGAATGAGAGTATTAAATGCAATGCAATTAAAGAATGGTGCAAAAGCAGAAAGTGGACCAACTTTTTCTAGCTTAACCCAACCAACACAATTCTTACCTTATTCTAAAAAAACTGATGATTGGGCAGCATGGAATTTAGATTGGCTTGAACTTCAAGGAATTGAATTTTTACGTGTTAATGCCAGAAGACTATTAAAAAATTACAAACTTGCTAAAGGTATTATAGACAAAACTGATTACATTGTTGAACCCGACAATGACTATAAAGAAATGATGGATGTTTTAACTCAAGAAAATGATTCAGCATTAGAGTTAAAGTTTTATCCAATTGTACCAAATGTTATTAATGTACTTACAGGAGAGTTTGCCAAAAGATATTCCAAAGTACAATTCAGAGCAGTAGATGATACATCTTATAATGAGATGCTTGAGAATAAAAGAATGCAGGTAGAACAAGCTCTATTAGCAGACGCAGAGAAAAATCTTGTTATGAGAATGATTGAGATGGGTATGGATCCTGCATCACAAGAAGCTAAAGAACAACTTGCTCCACAAAATTTAAAATCATTACCAGAAATAGAAGACTTTTTTAGTAAGTCATACAGGAGTATGGTTGAAGAATGGGCTACTCATCAATTAAATGTAGATGAAGAAAGATTTCATATGCAGGAATTAGAAGAACGTGGCTTTAGAGATATGCTTATTGCAGATAGGGAATTCTGGCATTTCAGAATGTTAGAGGATGACTATGATGTAGAACTATGGAATCCTGTATTAACATTTTATCAAAAATCACCAGATCAAAGATATATATCTGATTCAAATTATGTTGGTAAAATTGACTTAATGACAGTTGCTGATGTAGTAGATAGATATGGATATCTAATGGATGAGAAGCAACTTAAATCATTACAAAAAATATATCCAGCTAGATCTGCACAGTATCAGGTAAATGGTTATCAAAATGATGGTTCATATTATGATGCTACTAGATCTCATGAATGGAATACGCAAATGCCAGGACTAGCTTATAGACAATATACAAGTAACTATTGGAATGATCCAGCAGCTGGAGGAGATATACTTAGTGAGATATTAGATCAAAGTGAAGACACAGGTCCATTAGAAGAAGGCAACCTAATGAGAATATCAACTATTTATTGGAAGACACAACGTAAGTTAGGTCATCTAACTAAAATAGAAATGGATGGTGAAGTAATACAAGAAGTTGTAGATGAAACATTCAAAATAACTGAGAAAGGTGTATATGATACATCACTATTTAAAAACAAAACAAAAGAAAATTTAATTCAAGGTGAACACATTGAATGGATATGGATTAATGAAGTATGGGGTGGAGTAAAGATAGGACCTAATTTACCAGCTATGTGGAGATCTACAATGGGTGATAATATAAACCCTATATATGTAGGCATTAATAGAACTAAACCTGGAAGATTACCTTTTCAATTCAAAGGAAACAATACATTATATGGGTGTAAACTTCCTGTTGAGGGAAGAGTATTTTCTGACAGAAATACTAGATCTACTTCATTGGTAGATTTAATGAAAGCATATCAAGTAGGTTATAACATGGTTAATAATCAAATTGCTGATATATTAATAGATGAGTTAGGTACAGTAATAATGTTTGATCAAAATGCATTACCACGTCATTCAATGGGTGAAGACTGGGGTAAGAATAATTATGCTAAAGCATATGTAGCTATGAAAGACTTTCAGATGCTACCTTTAGATACATCTATTACTAACACTGAAAACGCAACTAACTTTAATCACTATCAAACTCTAAACATGGAGCAGACAAGTAGATTAATGTCTAGAATACAATTAGCTAATTACTTTAAACAACAATGTTTTGATTCTATAGGAGTTAACCCACAACGTCTAGGAGGCGCTGTATCGGCTCAAACTGCTACAGGAGTGGTACAAGCTATGCAACAGTCATACGCTCAAACAGAGATGTATTTTGTACAGCATTCAGATCAACTGATGCCTAGAGTACATCAAATGAGAACTGACCTTGCTCAATACTACCAAAGTAATAATCCTAGTATTAGATTATCTTATATATCTAGTGAAGCAGAAAAAGTTAATTTTACAATCAATGGTACAGATTTATTATTAAGAGATTTTAATATTTTTGCTACCACTAAAACAAATCATAGAGCTATACTAGAAAACTTAAAACAAATGGCACTTACTAATAATACTACAGGTGCTAGTATATATGAATTAGGAAACATAGTTAAAGCAGATTCTATTGCTGAAGTAACTGATATACTAAAAGACTCAGAAACAAGAACACAACAGCAACGTCAACAAGAAATGCAGCAACAACAACAAATGCAAGAACAAGCTATACAAGCTAAATCTCAAGAAGAGCAAATGAAGTTGCAAGTTGAAATGCAAGAAAATGATAAAGACAGACAGAATAAAATTACTTTAGCTGAAATAAGATCAGCAGGTTTTGGTTCTCAGGTAGATATAAATCAAAATCAACAATCTGATTATCAGGATGCTTTGAAGGATATTCAAGAAACTACACAATATCGTGAGCAGATGAATCTTAAACGTGATGAAGTAGCTGCTAAACAAAATATGGAAAGCAGTAGACTTACTGTTGAAAGAGAAAAAATAAATGCTCAAAGAGATATAGCAAATACTAAACTTGAAATTGCACGTGAAAATAAAAACAAGTACGATATCAAGAAGCCTGAAGATAAAAAATAGGCGTTAGCTATATACTGCTAAAAACTTTTAAATTTTTCAAATATTATAAGTTTAATTAATAAAACATTTATTATATTATACATATAGAAAGTATTAATTATTAAAACCAACATAATTATGAGTACAAACGTAGATACTATGAATAGTAAAGTTGAAACTTTAGATATTAATTTAGATGAAATTTTTGATGGTGCACCTAGTGGTGATGCTATAACTTTACCGGAGGAGAATAAAAGTGCTCCTGCACAAAAAAATATCTTTTCAAGAAAAACTAAATCTGATTTTACTTTTGCTGATCCTGATGTAGATAACAAGGATGATTTAAATGCAAAAGTTGAAGAGGTTGAAAAAGAGCCAGAAGCAAAAGCAGAAGAAGGCGTAGAAGTAAATGAACAAGTTGAAGAATCAACTAATAAAGAATCTGATGTAAAAGGAGAAAGTATATTAGATACATTAGATGATGAGACTGAAGAAGATGTAGTTAAAGCTAAAAGAGGGAGAAAACCTATTAATGGAATAGCTGATGTATTTTCTAAGTTAATTAGTGATGATAAAATTGTTCCTTTTGATGATGATAAAGATTTAACAGAATACTCTGCAAAAGATTGGGAAGAATTAATTCAAGCTAATCTTGAAGAAAAAGCAAATCAAGTAAGAAGGGAGACTCCAAAACAATTTTTTGAAAGTTTACCTAAAGAACTTCAAGTAGCTGCAAGATATGTAGCTGATGGAGGAAAAGATTTAAAAGGTTTATTCAATACCTTAGGTGCTGTTGAAGAACATAAATCTTTAAATATAAAAGATGAAAAGGATCAAGAAAGAATTATAACTGAGTACTTAGGTGCTACTGGTTATGGTACACAAGAAGAGATCCAAGAAGAAATAGAAATTTGGAAAGACTTAGGAAAGCTTGAAACACAAGCATCTAAGTTTAAACCAAAATTAGATAAGATGCAAGAAAAGGTTGTTGCACAAAAACTTCAACAACAAGAGTTGAAAAAGAAACAACAAGAAAATGCATCTCAAGAGTATATGAAAAATGTATATGATACATTGAAAGATGGAAAAATAGGGGAAATCAAGGTTGATAAGAAAACACAAGCAATGTTGTATAATGGTTTAGTTTCACCGTCATATCCATCAGTTAGTGGGAAGAACACTAATTTATTAGGACATCTACTAGAAAAGTATCAATTTGTTGAACCAAACTATAGTTTGATTTCTGAAGCATTGTGGTTATTACAAGACCCAGAAGGTTATAAAAGTAAAATAATGCAGAAAGGTGCACAAAAAAGTGTTGAAGCAACTGTTAGAAAATTAAAAACAGAACAGTCTAATGCTGGTGGGTCAACTTCTTTAGGAGTTAAAGACTCTGAGCCGGATAGTACAAGAACTACAGGAAGAAAAAAATTACAGAGAACCAATAACATTTTTAAAAGAATGTAAAAGAAATTTAATTAGTAAATTAAATAGAGTGAAAACAATTATTAACAATTAAAAACAATCAAAAATTATGGCAACTCCAGTTTTAAATAATGGGATTTTCCTACGTGATACAAGCTACAATGCTAGTTCTCATGTTGATTCTTATCACCTAACCCAAATGCTTGGTAACGCTGAGCCTATGGATATGGGACCAATTGATTTATGGGCTATGACCCAAAAGGTAGAAATGCCTTTATATCAAATGGCATCATTCGGTGGAAAGAATACAATCATGGTGGATAACGCTAGAGGTGAGTACAAGTGGCAAACTCCTATTGCACAAGATCTTCCTTACATAGTAGCAGACATTGAGCCTGCAAATACTAATAAGGGTATTGACGGAACAACATTCCAGATCAAGATCAACAAAAGAACTTTTGGACACGGTGACATTATTACTTATGATAAGTATAATGGACTTGAACTTTACATCACAGCAGATGATATTATTCCTGCAGGTGACGGTTTTGTTTACACTGTTCAATTAGTTAACAACAACAATGCAGCAGTACTTGATGCTAAGTATCTTGCTAAAGGAACAAAATTCTTTAGAAAAGGTTCAGCAAGAGGAGAGTACGGAGAAAGATTTTCTGACATTGAAACAGGTTCTGGTTTCCGTGAATTCTACAATTTTGTAGGAGGAGCAGAAGCACATGTACACTATTCAATTTCTTCTAGAGCAGATTTAATGATCAAAGGCGGATTAAACGCTGATGGTACAGTACCTGTAACAGAAATTTGGAGAAACTTTGACACAAACCCAAACAATCCATCAGTACCTAGTATTGAAGGATTAGTTGCAAACATGGGTAAAGCGGGTGCTAGAGAAGCATTTGAAAATGGAACTCTTACGAGAACTTTCATTACAAATATGGAAGCAGCACACTTATCTAAAATTGCAACAGATATTGAAACTTACCTAATGTGGGGTAAAGGTGGTAGAATTAAACAAGATGGACCGGATGATATTAGATTATCTGTAGGTTTATGGTCACAGTTAGATAACTCTTTCAAAAGAGTATATAACAAGTCATCATTTACTCTTGATATGTTTAAGTCTGAACTTTATAACTTCTATCAAGGTAAAGTTGAATTTAAAGGGCCAGACCCACAAAGATCACTTGT